GTGACCAACATTAGTGTGTTAACCGATTAGATATCGGATAATACATACTGCTAGTGCAATTGTAGTAACTTGTAACCATAATAAAACTAAGTCGAGCAGGGAGACAATCCCTGCAAGACGAAAAAATATGATTTCGTAACTAAACTTGCAGAGAATTAACTCCTAGCAACCCCGATCTTTTAACGGAAAGGGGCTCTACAGGGCACACTGTAGACTGAATGGGTGTTTTAATTCCTCCCTGGGAATTTTGTAGCTTTTTACTTCCGCCACAGGAAGGGTTGAGACTTATATCTTCCGTCTCAGGAAGCGCAAGCGTTTTTTAATTCCGCCGCAGGAATAACGAATAAACAAACAAAAGTTCCAATTAAGGAACGATTCGATTTGCATAAAGAATAGGACAACCTGTGAAGAAGAAAAGTGTAAAATCTTCTCCGACAGATTTCCATGCATGAATGACTGCACCGATATCGGCTTCCGCATTCGTAAGCATTTCAATATGACCACCCTTGGCTCCATTACAGAAGTCTGCACTAGGCAAACGAGCTGTGGTGAAGCGAGAGCGTTGGTAGTATGGAAATTCCACTTCTATCGTATCGTTAACTCCGATATTAGTGGTCGCAGATCCCGCACTAGAGCGTGATCCTTGAAGGAATGTAAGGCTTTTTTCGAGTTCCGCCTCACTGGACTCATTGATGATGATAGTTTGCTTGAATGGTATATTAGACCCTCGAGTTACTATCGGATTATTACCAGGCTTTCCGCCAAAGGCGTACTTCGTCCGAGTGGATCCTCTCCAACCTGCGTAACAAGGCATAAAGAATTGAACGAAAGTTGGAACAGAGATGTTGCATGATTTTGAACTGACTACATCTATGCCATTTGGATCCCAGCCGGGCCACAATCCAAGGCCTGGATCTTCGACAACAGTTTGGGTGATATCACTGGAAATGATTGTAGGTAATGTTACATACGTCCGGTGTTTGATATATCGCCTAAACAATTGGCGTAATGATGAAACAGATTCACCGAAAAAGACATTCATAGTCTGATCGGCAACCTCGGTTGTCTTGGCAATGGGCGCGATGGAATCTGCACCAACAGGTACGTCAGTAGCTCCTTCGCTAGTTCCAGCTATGGCCAAGCCATCAGATATTTCTCCAGATTGAGGCGTAAAAGTTGCTCTACCTAAAGGTTCGCGAAACAATGAATATTTCGTTAGTTTATCTGCTGTTGGTTGACCGAATTTGATGTCATCACAAGCGGAGACGAACACGTTAATACTAATGGGTGAACTAATAGCTGGCGAAACAAGCGAGTTGAGTACAGCTACTTCCAGAACACCATTGTATTGCGATTTGTTATCCGACGCGAAACGGCCAGTCGAAGAGTATGGTGAACGAGAAAATAATAAACCCATTTCAGCTAAATCTAAAAATGGTTCTTTCTGTCCCCAACCGATACAAATTTCGAAATCGTCTTCTTCTCCAAGATCGACAACGCGTGAATATGTAGTGTTATATTCGACAATGGATCCGTGACTTCGAGGATCCCATCTTACGAGTAATCTGCCCTTATGAAAGTTGGATTTGACAATTTGGAAACGAAATTTAATCGAACCTTGCCATTTCTCAAAAGGAACAGACATCATACACATAGGAGTGGGATGTAATTCAGTAGTGGAACTAGGAGGCCCTTCTGACCGAAAGAGGACAGGAGTGACTTTAGAGTTCCAAAGGAGAGCATCGGGTGATTGTGTTTCGTCCATTGTAAACGTATCTAAATAAGATTCACGTTGACAAAAACGAGCCACATCCATCTGGTCTTCAACATCCAATCCAAGTTCTTGAATCAATGGTGAGCTCTTGTTTCGAGTCTAGAGTAAGACGAGAAAGCGCTTCAGGCGCGTCAGTATTAGCCATGTTTCCCGTAGGATTAGGCTTGAACTTGACAATGTCAGAAACGATTGCAGGGCGCGAGTAGCCCCAGTGAGTGGCAACTTCACCTATAGCCATAGCTGTCATTTGAGTAGCTCTAGCATAAGGTGCAATTGCAGGCACTGAAGTTAATTGTCCTGCTGCCCTCGCAATAGCGGTGGCTGGTTTGGAAATGATCCCTTTTCCATATTCATCTCCTGAATTCATTTTACCAGATTGCGGTGTAAAATTCGAGGAAAGAAGATTAACGGAAGTAGGCATCGCAAGAACCACATCTGAGGCCCAGGCGTAAACTGTAACAGTTACATTGCCTGTTCCCCCATTAGCATGCCGCAAAGAATCGAAAGATTTAATTGTGATTTCACCCATTTCTTGAGCATCTGTACCACGAGTCAAAGACAAGTAGTTATCAGGGTAGAAAAAGGGTAAATCCAATTGACCTCCAGCATTCGTTGTGGGATTAATGAAAAAATGTGGTTTCTGGGACGCAGCTACCAGATCAGACTGCAAGAAAGAACGTTGAATGGTGACATCATCACGTCCATATAAAGGATTGTAAGACACGAGTGCCCTACCGTAATGAAATCCCGTTCCGGAAACAACCATTTTTACGTGGAGTTTGGAACGGTAAAGTTCGAAATGTGCAGTCTTTTCCTTCACTCTCTCATCGTTCAAAAACTCTCGCCAGGGATTAAATCTTTCGAAAAATCCACTGCCAACGCCCCAGTTATATTCAGCTATGCGGACTGGTCGGCCCAAAAAGTTACCCAAATCGGAATCAACTGTAGCAGCTAAATCCATAGTGGGGTCACTTCCTGAACCGATCGTAGTCGTCCAACCAGCTGACTGGTCTGAAAAAGCAGTAATTTCTTGAGTAAGATTTGTAGTACCGGGCTTCTGAGAAGTACCAAGAGCACCTGATTGCGGTGTGAAGGTCTCTTTGGTAGTATTATGAAGGAAGTAGGTTAGAGTGCCTACTAAACACTTAGAAAAATAGATTGTAGTGTCTATCACACTTTGAAAATATGAATAATATGAA